TATATTTCAATAAGTCTCTATCAAATCCAACTTGTGAAGATACACCTAACATTACTTTTCTAACTTTATCTCCAGATTCTACTATCTCTGTACCATCCGCATCATATTTTACGATATCACCTGCGTCGTGGTATTTTGTTTTATACATAATACCTCCGTATGTTATACCTGTTAATGAACTAACTCTATGACAAGCAAACCCTTTAAAACCAGCAGGGAAAGCATCAACAGGATGATTTTCTACCATTGATAACATAATGTATTTTGAACGTAACTCATATTCACCATCTGAAGTACCCACTTTTCTTGCGATGTAACCAGGTAAATCAGGATTCATTGAACATCTTGAGAACTTTTCAAGTACGATTTGATTATCGTCAGAATCGTTAAAATCACGTACTAATAAGTCAAATTCCGCAGTATCTAAATTAATATTTTGAACTGTAATTTTAACTTGGAAGTTAGCTGATTCACCATCAGAAATTGTAATAACTTGGAATAAATCAGATACATTACCTCCACGATATTCCGAAACGACCATTGGAGAAATTGTTGTATCCCATTGACCTAAGAAATTATCACCTTCGGTTGTTGTAACAAAATCCATAGATAAACCTCTAACTACTCCACTTTCAAATGAAGATTTTAATAAATTTGAATATATTTCGTGTACATATAATGGAAAATCTGAATAATTCTTATCAAATACATCAGTTCCAAATACTTTAGAAATATATTTTGTTGAACTTTGGTCAAATGTACATGTAAATGAAGTTCCACCTGTCACGGTTAAACCAGTAACATTGATTAAAAACTCACCTAATGGATTAACTCCCATATCATCAACATCTTGACTAATTTCAATTTGTGTGTTACCTGTAACTTCTAATGTTAATGTTTGACCAACATAACGACCTCTTGATCTTAATGCAGCGACAACAACACCATGTTGTTCGTAGTTATGTTCAGCATCATATTCAAATCTTGTTACATCCCATTTGGCGTTTGAACCATCAAATTCAAAAACATATGAATAAACCGCATCAACGGTAGTTTCATCACCTGGTGTTGACAAATGATAACAAGAGTTATACCACTCTTTACCGTTAGGATTATTTGAATTAAACTTACCAGTTAATGGAGAAACTAATTCATCTCCACTTGGTTCTACTTCACCTTCAGGAAGTTGTCCAATAACGAACCACTCATTATCGTGAGTTGCACCAGTAGTGTATCCACTAAACTTAGAAACTAAATAATCTGTGATTGATGTACCTTCTACAGATGTGATACCTGATAAATGACTATATAATGCTGTTACATCATCAATACCTGCTGCAGTTAAAGTAACTCCAGTATAATCACTTGTAGTTTGGAATTCTTGTAAAATTACACCTCCGATAGTTTTAATACCGAAAGTTTTGTTTGGTTTATATCCTGTCAATCCCAATACTCTTGTTACGAATAATTGGTTAGACTCTTGTAAATAAGACTTTGCAACGTAAGGTAATTCATACTTTGGGTTACCGTCACCGAATTTCATTGGTGAAGTTGGTCCGAAATATGTCTTAAACTCATCAAAATTACCTACTAAAATTGGTTCAAAAGCTGGACCTTTTAAAGTCTCACCTACTAAACCTAATGTGGTAACCCCAACGCTTTGTGCAACGAATGTTAAATCCTTCTCTGATGTATAGACACCTGGAGAAACGAATACTCTGTTTGAATTTGCCATCGATTAATGTTTGGTTAATATTTTTTTATTACTTATCTTATAAATATCTTTGTTTTTAGTAAAGATTTCCGTATTTTTCTTAAAAAGATAGTTATTTATCTTTTATTATCTTTATCATGGAAAACAAACAAAAAAACGTTAAGATAGGTGAAAAACACCACGAAATGCTAAAATCATATTGTGATAAGAATGGTTTAAAAATCTATAAAGTTTTAGAAAAACACATTGAAGATTTATGTAAACCAAAAAAGAAAGATATATATGGTGAATAAATTAGTGTAAGTATGTCACATTAATAACTGAACCGACGGATGGTAAACCCAATAACCTAATCTGTTTTGTGTTTTGAATAATGAAATTATCATTTTCATCTTGGACTAATCCATTAATATCTAAACTTACAAAACTATCAATGTCATAGTTTAAATTAACGAATTCGGTTGACTGTGGGTTTATAGTAAAAGATTCCTCAGTCAGATAAACAACCTTACCATAATTGTTTAGGAATGTAGTAACGTTGTCAACTCTACTGTCTTTTTTACCTCTATAATATTGAATTGTAATAACATCTCCTTGTTCAGGTGCACCCAAAGTTGTAATTCTTGATGTTCCCGATATGTGTAAATAATTTAAATCACGAATTAAAAGTTCACCATTAAGATATACATTAAACAATTTTGTTATAGGTTCCCCAACACCAAAAACGGTTTGAGTACCGTCGGCGATTATTGTTACTAATGTAAGGTCAATATTTGATGTGACTATTTTTTTAGTTACGGGTTTATTAGTTATAAATTCACTAACTAAAAAGGCTCTACTAATTGCTGGAGTAACTTCAAATTCTTCATCGTCAATTAACAATCCTAACATTGTAAATTTATAGGTTTGTAAATAAAATCTACGTCCATCCAATGTTTCCATTGGTGTATTGTCTTCAATACCATCTAAAATGATTGGTATGTAATGTCCTTTAACTGATGTATATGATTGTCTAGATGAAAACTTTTGTAATACGATTTTATTAAACTTATTAAGTTCTCTTAACTTGTTACAAACAAAAACAATTTCATATGACATATCAATTGCCACAGGTTGAGGCATTTTGTATATGTCCGCACCCATTTGGTTTCCGTCCCACGTTGGTACGGTTGCATAATGAAAAGTTTGTCTATCGGGAATTGTTCTTTGTGTTGACGGATTCGTACCAGGTTGAACTTCGGGTTTTCTTATAATTGCAATAAATGGTAGTTTCATATTACCATCATCATCCGAAAAATCCCAATTATTTGAAAACTCAGCCCATCTTTGGATTGTTAAAATTTTAGGGATTACAGGTATTTGGTTACCGTCACTGACAATCTTAAAAGTTTTTTTTGCATAGTCTAACATACCTGCGTCTAAGTCTTCATGTAAAACTGAATCAGGTAAAAAACTATCTGACTTAGTAATTTTATCTAATAATTCTTGTCTTCTATTGATGACATTGTCACCTCTTTCGGTTTCTTTGTTTCCGTAGACCTCAATGTCAGTTTTTCTTTTAGGTATTCCCATATTATATTCCTCTAAATTCACCCTCTTGAACAGGTGCACAAATTATTGTTCTATAGTGTGGTTTAAAACCAAACATTTTATGTTTATTATCTGAAGTTACCTTACCGTCGTTTGTGACATTATAATATCTAACTTTATCTTCAGAATCTTGGTAACCTATATAATCACCATATTTTATATCTATTTTTAATTCTTCTAAATGTGTTATATAAACAGATATCATTAAATTACCTGGTTCGTTATACCTTAATAAACCCGACTTATACGATGAATTTTTAGGTTCATCTATTTTAACCAATCCATTGAACTCAATTGGAGGATAGTACTTAATTTCCCCATTACCCGCCTCCGCATAAACAGAATCGGTATCACTCTTACTTCTATCAACACGATATAAGACTAATTTCATATTCAAATCCCCGTGTAAATACTCCTGACCCATTTGAATATTGATATCAAAATCGTCTTGTGAGAAGAATTTACTTAATCTGGTGATAGGTAATTTGTTATTCATATCCTTATAAATAGTTTAATCTTACAATCTATTTAGTTATATTATATATATTGTGTATGGAAAATAAAATACCCGAAATTGAGGCTAGAGAAATATTATTAAACTACGAAGGTTCCAATAATCAGTTTCTTGATTGGAAGAGAAAATTTACCGAAGTTAAAAACTTTAAATTGACTCGTCCCCAATCTGAACACGTTATGAAATATAAAGATGTTGTTCCTAAGGTTGCAAGAAAATATATTAATATTGTATCTACGTTTGCTGAAAAGATTATGGAGGAGAGATTTCTTCCTAAACCACCTGAAAGTATTTGGTGTGAAAAATTATTATGTGATTCAGATAAAGCATTCCATATATGGGGTAAAGTTTTAGATAGTGACCAATTGAGTGCAATGTGGTTACCTAAAGCCGCAATTGTTCAAGAAGAAAAGAAATTAAATCGTGTTATTGATTATAGTCCATATGATGTTAGACCACCAATGGAACATCAAAAAGTTGCTATTGAGAAATTATTAGCTAACGATAAGTTTATATTGGCTGATGATATGGGTTTAGGTAAAACAACCTCCGCAGTAATCGGTGCAATAGAGAGTGGAGCTAAGAAAGTTTTAATTGTATGTCCAGCGTCACTTAAAATCAACTGGCAAAGAGAAATTTCAAATTACTCAGATAGACGTGTGTTAATAGTTGAAGGTCGTAAATGGGGTTCTACGTTTGATTTCTATATTATCAATTATGATATCATTAAAAATTATCATACAACAGATAAGAGTGAAGATAGTGATGATTATAAATTATTAGTTAATGAAGGATTTGATTTAGCAATTGTGGATGAAGCACATTACGTTTCAAATACTACCGCAAACAGAACTCGTTTATTAAATGACGTATTAGAAAAAATTCCTAAAGTTTGGTTATTAACTGGAACACCAATGACATCAAGACCAATCAACTATTTTAATTTATTAAAAATTGTTGATTCACCTTTAACATTGAATTGGCAATCATATGTTCGTAGATACTGTAAAGGATATCAATTCACGGTAGGTAATAGAAAAGTATGGAATACAAGTGGTGCAAGTAATTTAGATGAACTTCGTGAAAGAACTAAATCATATGTTCTTCGTAGAATGAAAACCGATATTCTTGATTTACCTGAAAAAATTGTAACACCTGTGTTTGTTGAATTGACAAGTAAGATGTACGATGAAGAGTTGGAAGAATTTACACGTATAAGTAACGATAAGAAAAATGATGAGACGATTAGTGTTACATTAAATCGTTTAATGAAAATTAGACAACTTATATCTTACGAAAAAATTCCATACACTTGTGAATTAATAGATAAATGTTTGGAACAAGGAAAGAAAGTTATTGTATTAACAAACTTTACTATGACACTTGATATGTTACATGACAAATATAAAAAGAATTCTGTAACACTTGATGGTCGTATGAATAAAGATAAACGACAAGAAAATGTTGATAGGTTTCAAACGGACGATAAGATAAAAGTTTTTATTGGTAACATTAAAGCTGCGGGTGTTGGTATTACATTAACCGCAGCAGAAGTTGTTATTATGAATGACTTATCATTTGTACCTGCAGACCATTCACAAGGTGAAGATAGAGCTTATCGTTACGGACAAAAGAATAGTGTTTTAGTTTATTATCCTGTATTTGAAAATACAATTGAAAAGGTAATCTACAATAT